TGGCTAGTGAATCGAAACTTTTCAGTTGCCGCTTCACTGTGCCCTGTATAGAAGATGAGGTCGGTTGAGTTAACCGCACAGGTAAACGTTGCCTGGGCTACCGCTCTGATACCAGCGGCTATGGCTATAGCGTCAGTGCCGCCTGCTTCCGCAGGAGCCTGGAAGTTGATGCTTCCGATAACGTCATTGGCGTTGACGTTGGTTAGTGAGGTGCTGAGTAGCAACTTGCCTGTGCTGGTAGTAGCGTCAGCCGATGCGCCTCTTATTTCTAACTGGTCGCATGACTGGTCGTAAAGCATATACGCGCCAGCCGCCGCACCAAAGAACTTCACATCATGGCCTGTGTCGTCCACGCCCACTGTCAATGCGCCAGTGCTTGAAATGGCCCCAGTGACGGTCAGCTTGCCACTCATCTTTACGCCTTCCGCACAGTTCTGGGTGTCTATCGCAAGGATGCCTGCCTGCCCAGAAGCATCAAAGGAAAGGGCGCAAGCGTTGTTGTCGATTAGGTCGATATCTGTTGCCGCGTTGGTGATGGTTATGCAACCGCCTGTAAGTGTGAGGTCAGTGAATTGCGGTGAATCACCTGTTCCGACACCAATGCTAGTACGGAGAGTTGCCCCACTTTCAGCAACTGGGTCAGTCGTACCATCACCGACAATCATCTCTCCGTCGGCAAGGACGGCCATTGCCGTTACTGCATCTGTTCCACTTCCAAGCAATACACCGCCGTCAGTAAGGCAAGAGGCTCCAGTCCCGCCATCAGCAACTGGTACATCGGTTCCTCCTGCATGGAAGATACGGTTACCTTGGATGCTTAGAACGCCACCCGAACCAGTGAGTGTGTTCTGACATGCGTGGCTGAGTTCGATGCCGCCTGTTGCGGTGAGGACACCAGTAACTCCGAGTGTGCCGCTCATAGTTACGCCTTCTGAGCAGTTGGTCGTAACGATATCTATGATGCCAGTCTTGCCAGAAGCATCAAAGCTAAGAGCAGAAGCATTGTTATCTATAAGGTCTATATCAGTAGCGGCACCAGTGAGCGTAATACACCCACCACCGATAGTTAAGTCAGTCACCGATGGAGAAGCAGTCCAAGCAGGGATACAAGACCCACCCATAGACAGGACTGTATTAGCCGCACCTCTAGCCAACTTCGATAATACCGTGGCAGATGAAGCGTAAACTATATCGCCAGTAGCCTGACACGCAAAGATATGCCCGTCGCCACATGCCCCTATATACTCAGCTTGCGTAAGCTCAGTACACGGGTCTTTATGCTTGAACTCGTTAGCCATGTGTCCTCTCTATGCTGGTTCTTCTATTCCCCAGACCATACCAGATACCGTGGAGACAGCCGTAACATCCAACTTCAACACACCGTCAGCGGCAGACAGCAAGATGCCGTCACCAAGGTCGGGCGAATCGTGGATGCCAGCGATAGCTAAAAGTGGTGTCTGGGCTATGACCGTACCTGAAGCCGCGCTGTCTTGGAACTCGATAGCAGCCGCCGCAGAAGACGACAGGCTCCAGCCAAGGAGGCGTATCCTGCTCCCTGACTGGGGAGTCCAGATGGTCTCCTCAGTGCCTGCCGTGATAGCGTTGGCGTCTATCATCTTGAATGTGCTAGCTCTGTAGCCTTGCTTCCTATCTGTCGGCATTAGAAAGGCTCCGCTACGGAGTAAGCCAGGTCTTGACGACCAGAGCCACGGACGTAGATGAGGACACAGGTCACATCACTGCCGTCATCAGAGATGAGTTGAGCAGTCTTATTGAAGGTGTGAGGGATGCGCCCAGGATGGCCCAAGGTTATCGGACGGCCTAGAGAGGAGGTGGGGGTGACACTGGGTGCCCAATGGAGACTGTCACCAGAGGGACAGACCACGATAACATCACCAGCGTTCTGAGGGATGGTGGCACCTGCGTCCACCAGGTTTTCTGCGCTAGACCCTAAAGCTAGGGACTCAGCGTGGATTATCTCGTCTTTGGAAGGGATTACTTCGGCCATTTAGGCACCTCATGTAATAGTCCAACCCTTACCCCAGCCTGCTTGACGAAGTCGCTCGGTCTCTTCACTGATGTACTTACGCTGTTCGTCAGGGTCGGAGTGAGAGGGAACATTGATTGTTGGGATGTTATGGGACTCTAACCAATCTTGGATAGAACCTGGGTGGTCTTCATTAGGCCAGTCTCTGGCAGCAAATATAGACCTGGTCATCTTGGCTATGTGGCGTATATCCTCGCCCTTCCTTGCTGCCGCCAAGACACCCTCTAGTTCACGGTCTTCGCCTTCAGCTATAGCCTCGACAGCGATACCGGCATCACTCAGAGTAGCCTCCCAATCCTGGTGGGCCTTTGAGCGGTTATGCATCGTCATCTGGGCAGAGCTTAGGTCGGTCTTACCGCATGGACAATCAGTACGAGTCACCACGATATTTCTCCTTCGTTACCACGGCTGAATAGAACCATCTAAGCCACCAAGGGGGTCGTTTCATCAACCCTTTTTGGTGCGTGAGAATAGCATCTATGTTTACTTGGAAGAAGGGTGAACTGCTCTCTCGCGCTGGGCGCGGTTCAGGAGTCTTCTCTGGCTGCGGTACTAGTTGACTCGTGATGTTGTGTAATCTCAACAACTTATCAGGAGTCAACCAGAAATCAGCCAGAGGTGGACGAGCAGGGTCAGCCCCGTTCTCACGGATACTGAAACCTGCTTGACCGTTCACCAAGTCCACATGGACACAGGTGTTGCCACCTAAATCCGTGCGGAGATACTTCGTACCTTGCAAGTCTAGACGACCAAGCAGCCCAGGTTCATGCCTAGGATGATTTGCTCACCGCCGCCTACGCCATCAGGGTCAATCAGTATGGCAAAGTTTCGACCTGGCCCCTGAAGTCCTGCATCAAGGGCAGCAGAGACATCAAAGGTTACCAGCAAGTTATCAGCGGGAGTTGTCTCAGAGGTACTGGCAGTGATTGCCGTGCCTGTGTCCTGAGCGTTAGACGCATTGTCGTATCCAGCAGCGACAGTGAAGTCATAGTCAACAGCAGAAGTCGCTGTGTTGTTGGTTACGATTCGCGCCATCTCCAGTTCAACAAAGTTGTCAGGGAAACGACCTACGATATAGGCGGTCTCACTAGCACCGTCCAAGCCGGGGCCAGGCCAGCCATCAGTCACCACACCAAGACCAGGCTCACCAGAGGTGTCATAAGCACTCACCGGGAAGAACTGGTTCTGGTAGCCAGGCATACGGATGTCGACCCTGACTGCGGAAGTGGATAGCGAGAAACCAACAGCTTGTTTAAGAGCGGCGTTAGTCGTTGGGATGGTAGCGGTGATAGCACCAGCCGTCTCCGACAGGTACATAGCCGTCCCTTGGGTGTAAGGGGCGTCGATATCAACTATGACGCCACCTGTGCAAAGCACACCTACATCACCAGAAGCATAGCTATTGACTGCCATCGCCTCAGAGAAAGAGGTGTGGGCAGAAGCATCTGCGAGTTCCCAGTCGGTGCCGTCGAAGTAAACCATATCCCCGGCAGTTACGGCTGTGGAGCCGATGGTTGCAGAGAACACATTTTGTGCGTGTTTGACGTATGGGTCAGCCATTATTAGTTACCTCATTATCAGATTACGGAACTATGCTCAACGAGGTTGATTATTCGTTGTTAAGCTGCGGAGTCGATACCAGCCAGCCCTGCACAGGACTTAGCGGAGTAGACTACCGCGTTCAGGTAGACAGCCATCCGGTAGACATCTTCGTTCTTGTCGAACTTGGTGCCCAAGCGTTGGATGTCTGGGTCGAGAACGGCACCATTGTGGATGACAGTCCAGCCCTGCTTCTCCTGACCTGTCTTGCAGGCATAGATGGTAGTAGCAGTGGAGGAACCCCAGCCAGCGGCGTTCTCGTAAGTCTCAGAGTTAGAGATGTAGTCGTTGATGACTACGGGGATGCCATTGTAAAGGGTGTACTGGTGACCGAACATATCAGCCGAAGTCAGAACCACGCCAGAACCAGTAGCCCTAGCGAGTGAGGTCAGCTTCCGTCGCATGGTCTTGTTCATCATCAGGAAGTCCGGCTTACCGTTCTCCACAAGGTCAATCATGGCGTCCAGGCGGTCAAGGGTAAGCTCAGTCTCTGCCCCGGCAATGGTCGAAGGCTGTGAGCCGTCATCCATCATGAGGAGGCGAGAGTCACTGATAAGCAGAGAGGTCAGACCTTCTGGCTCAGTGGAAGTGCTACCGGAGTTACCGCTAATCAAGAGGTCTTCCAGCTTTCGGACGATGGACTTAGCCATCTTGGAAAGAAGGACGGCTTCTTGGGACTGCACGTTGTCGGCAGTCTGCATGGCAAAACGGTCAAGAGGGTGCTGGACACCAACGGTAGTCAGTGACACGGTTTTCTTCGTGTAAGACGGCTCAGTGTCAGACCAGACATCTCCTACTTGATGAGTAGCAGCGGCTCCCAGTGTATTCTCCCGGTTATAGACCAGGGAGTTACCACTGAAGCTGCTGAACTGTAGGAATGGGGCCAACTCAGATGCGGTGATGATGTTATCGAAAACACCAGCCGTGACATCGTCGTTAGCCAACTTTTGATATTCAGAAAGTGTTGGCATTTTATTTCCTTATAGGTTACGTTTTCGCAGCCCCCGTTCTATAAGGGCTGAACCACGGAGTTCTTCATTCCCGCCTGCGATAGCCGCACCTGTATCCAGGTCAGCTACACCTGCTTTCTCCAGGGCTTTCTTGCCAGCGTTCTTTGCTTCATCAGCAAGTTTTTGACGCTCGACTGTCGCCCTGCGGCGTTCTTCTTGGGCAACCATCTTGGCGGCTTCTATCTGGATATTGATGATATCCTCGAAGTCACCTCTGGTAGCTTTAGAACCTTCTGCCCAAGCTGCCTGCCAATCGCTCTGGAGTTTCTGTGCATCATCCTCACTGATGAGGATATTGTCACTCTCGTCCTGAACGGTGGACATGAGACGGGTCTGCTCTTTCTCGTACCGGGAATTCCAATCCCGCGTAGCCTGTCCCTGAGCCAACTCGTTATTGACCCGTGATATCTGGGTCTGGGCCTCATCCGACATATCCATCTTACGGTCATCCATGTAAAGAGTGAATATCTTCTGAAGCGCACCCACACTATCCCGAATACCAGCGAGTTCCGCATCCCTGTCCGTATCTCTACGGCGTTGACCACCCCTGGAACGCAGGTCATTACTTA